AGTGCTGATTGTTCCTGAAATAGGCGTACTTTGATATAAGTCATCGCCGGGACTGCTCTTTCTTACGTAGCCAGAAACGGGTTGATTTTGCGTTAAAGAACGTGTGTCGCTTATCTCGCCGTTAGCGTCTGTTAATCCGTTTATTATTACAGTTCCTGCCGCTATCGCACCTCCTGAATCAGCCGTCAAATAAACCCTAGCGTCTTGTATCAAAGCACTAGTAAAGGCGTCTTTTGCAGTAACTGTAGTTGTTACCTGACCAGTTACTACGGTCATTGTACCAGCGCCTGTGTTGGTTACAGATGATGTGTTGCCATCTGAAGGCGTGTTAAATGTAGAGTTAGACGCGTTGTTGTAGTCTATGTCAAAATTGTTAGTACCGTGCGTAAAGGTTTCATTGTTGTACGTACCTGCATCTGTAATCAACAGGTCTCTGTCGTTATCAGCAAACGTAATGTTGTTAATGTTGTTAGTCAAGGGTAACCGCAAAGCACCAGTACCTGCGCCTGTGGCTGTGCTGTTTTTAATTGTGTTGTCAGTAAAGGTAGCTGTCAAAGGTTCTATCTGACCACAACTATCAAAAACAGAGTTTACAACTGTATCACCAGAAGAAAAGTCTGGGTTTGTGCATTTACTTATTTGCAGGCCGTCAAATGAAAAACTTTGAGTTCCTGTCGTTGTATCTATATTATAGTTTTGCGTACCTGCGGCTGAAATAGCGCCGCCCGTCACGTCTACATCACAAGCGGTTCCTTGGTAATTGAGTTCGTACAAAGTTGTGGACACAGGTCGGTCACGGAAAACAAGAATATCCCCATTACTTTCAAGATAAGTAGCAGTAGATCCTGTACCTATCTGAACGCGTCCTGTTAAAAAGATAACGCCGTCTACGTTAGTAACAATACCGTAGGCACTAGCGGCGTCAACAGAAGCAATGCCCGACCACGTAATAGGATCTACAGACGTACCGCCTGTGACTGTATACCCGTCTCCAAAAGTCCACTGGTCGACCCATGTGTTTGCCGGGACGTTTCTAGGCTTAGATGTTGTGTTAACACGTATGCCTATCTGTGTGCTGTTTCCTGTAGGTACAGTACCGCTGGTAGGTGTGTTGCCTGTGTAAACAATAAACTGTCTCCAACCACCAGCATAGGTATCACTGCCTCCTACAGTCCAGAAAGCAGTGTTTGTACCATCAGAAATCCACAATTGGATTCCGTCATTGGCTTCTGTATCAATGTTACCAACAAACGAAAAGTTGCACCAGAGGCGAAGATGCTCGCCCCCGGACAAGTTGAAAGTACCACTAACATAAATTTCATTGACACCATTAGTAGTTAAAGCGCAAGAAACAGAGTTGTTTCCTTCGACTTTAATATCAGGGTCTAATGAAAAGGTATCTCCTACCCAGTTAGCAGTACTTTCACCGTCATCAATGACAGTAATATTGCCAGTAGTTACTAGAGTTGGTGTAGCCATTACGCATCACTCGTTCTAATCGCCGCTGACGAGCCTCCACCTGAACCCAGTGTTGCAGGAGACAAGAACTCGACAATCGGTGTTACACCACCGTCACGTACTTTAACTACTAGCTCCCTATCTGCGTTATATACTACTGTAAATGTTTCTGATGTTGATGCCGCAACTTTGTCAATGTAACTAATAAATACATTGTTAGCCGATGTTGCATTGTCACTACTAAAGTCCGTACTGGCGATAGTAAACGTGCTTCCGCTAAACGATGTATAAGCAACCCGTCTGTAAAGACCTGCGTCTGTCTGAATACGAATTGTACCAGAAGAAGGAGTATCACTAGGAATTGCGGTAGTGACTACTACAGACGTTTCTGTGGCTCCTGAAAGGGTAGTGTTTAGTGATAGCTGTGCAGTATCAATAGTTGTGCTACCCACGCCTGTTGAGCTTGCTACAAGAATAGTATCTTCTGTTGCTACAACACCCGAAACAGTGAATGTTACATTGTTTGGTGGCTCACGTAGAGTTCCAGTCAGGTCAGTAAAGTCGTCGTTGGCTGTTACGTCGTTAGGATCGAAACCGACACCAAACGCACCAATAATAGCAGAACCTGTAGACACACCTAGCACAGAAACTGTAGGTACGTCACGCTCTGTAGCTGAACCTGTGGTTGTTACAGTAGCTCCGGACGTGCCAGCAGTAATTAGTGTGCCGCTAGAAGGCGCAGTTCCTGTCAACAACTGAATCCACATCTTAGTTGCTGATCCTGCTGTGGCGTTATCTACGGCAAGCATTTGACCTGTACCGCCTGTCCAGCTTACGGGTTCAAAACCAGCGGCGTCAAATGTACCAGAGCTAGTACCGCTTAAGTCAAGCTCGTGTGTAATACCACGGAACAACAGACCGTTCAAACCAAATAGTGTGTCACTGGTTCCGTCACGAGTCAAGTACTTAACACGCTCGTAAGTGTCGTTGATTGTTTGAGTACCTTTGTCCCATTGAACGTAGTAATCTTCGTCAGCACCGTCACCTGTAATATCAATCTGCTGGTAACCTTCGGTAAAGGTAACTGACGTATAACCTGCTACAGTACCTAACGCTGTTCCGTTGTTGAGGTCAGTACCTTCCGACAACGCTAGTACGTTGTTACCTCGGGTTGAGCCGTTAATTGAAAACTCCGAGTAGGTGTTTCCGTAAGTCCGACTAAGACCAATTAAACGACGACCATCGATGTCTGCTCCGCCTGTGCGTACTTTAACTAGGAATCGGTGTGAAATACCAGAGGCGGCATCTCCAGTAGCGGCCTTATGTGCCGCCTCGTTCCAATAGTCATTAGTCAATACTGCTCCGTCTTGGATGACTTGGAGAGTGGCGGCGTTACCAAAATTTACAACACCATCGTAAATTACGTCACCGCCTGACTGAATGATAGAACCGTCGTACAGGTATTCTGCGGAAGCGTCGTCAATATTATATCCATTGATTAGCGTAATAATGTTGTCCGTAGAACGCTGTGACGGGTTAGCGTCAGTAATGTCTAACTGGTCGTCACCTGAAGACGTTGCGTTGTCTGCAAAGTTCTGTAACTCCCTGTGTAGTTCAATGACCGTGCAATAGCTTGGGGAAGCTCCGCCGTGAAGGTCACCTACGTATCGAATATTACCCGTAGAACGAGTAATACTCCAATCTGTTGCAACAAAAGCCATGTGGCCTCCTTAAATTGTTAAACCCCTAGAGATTACAAGGCCGCTAAGGGTAGGGCTTGAAAAAGATCTGTAAAACGAGTCTTCACTAGTACCGACAAGACGGTAGAGTGTCGTACTTCCGTACACGTAGGAGTACACGTCCCCACTAGTAATAGTCTCAACAAACGTGGGCGTAGATGTAAACCCAGAGGCGTAGTCTATCCACGTATAAGTTTCGTCAGCGTTGGTTATTCCACCAGCAGAAACAGAGGCATAAACCTGCTGTCCTACCGCAGTTAGGCTTTCTAAGCTTCCTGCGTCTACGTCAGAGCCGTCGCTAAGTTTTAGTACAAGATGGTTATCAACATCAATTTCAGCGTCTACTACCGATACGCCGTCCTGTCCGTCTTGACCATCTTTTCCGTCAACACCGTCCCGACCAGCTTTTCCTTCTGGTCCAGTGTTTCCTTGTTCACCACGGTCACCTTGCTCACCTTTCGGGCCTTGTATGCCCTGCTCGCCTTGGTCACCTTTTTCGCCCTGTATAGTTTCTACTGCGCGTATTTCAGCCAGCAGTTTATCATACAGCGCTGTTAATTTTAAGTCTACATTCATTGAGAAAGTCGTGACATCAACAGTTGTTCAGCTTTGTTAGTCTGCTCTGATGCTTTTTCTGTGTTCTCTTGTTGTCGTTCGCGTGTGACTACTTCTCTCTCTTTTAGCATAGCTTCGGCAATCCGCATTCGACGATCAAACTCTTTGTCATCAGCGTCACCTTCTTTGAGATTCTTTGTAATAGCGTTGATCTTGTCAATCTCAAGCTCTTGTGGAACCACTGCGGCTTCTGCTGACAGCTTAGTAGCCCTAGCGCTAAACTCTTGAGCTTGTGCTTTAATAGCCGCAGTTTGTGACTGCTGGAACTCAAGCTGTGCCTGTTGCTGTTGCATAGCCATCTGCTGTGCTTGTGGGTTAGGCTCTAGTGCTTTCTGCATTGCTCTAATCAAGTCTTCTCTGTTAGACAGATTCATGTTTTCTACAATGCTTTGGATTAGTGTGTTATATACCGGAGACTGTTTATCCATAGTTTGCAGGAGTTGTACAAGCTGTGTAACTTCGTATTCTCTTGCAATAATCCCTAATGTACTCGTTGCGTTAAACTTATAGTCAGCTACAGGATAACTATCAGGGTCAAACTGCATATAACGGTAAGCCGCTTTTTTAACAAACGGAATTAAAAATGACTGTTGGAAGTTGATTAGAGTTCGCTTATGACGTTTAATAATAGCCCCAAGAGACATAGAAATACCGGCGGCAGTAGCCTCGCCATTAACCTGACCCGCAATTCCTGCTGAGTCCACGGCTCCGGTAGCCTGTTGTACCATCTGTTGTAGCGCCCCGGCTTGTGCAAAGGTAATCTGATTAACATTACCAAAGTTAAATGGCTGAAGAATTTCACGAGGATCTCCGTTGGTTAAGATCATCTTACCGGGACGTACTTCGGGCTTAGCGCCTCGTGGGAGCCTCGTAGCGTCCAAAGCAAGCATGGGGTGAATAGTTAGGTTAAGTGCATCAATACGTGCCCTTAGCTCGGTATCTAGGGCCTTCTGGGAGTTGTATCCTTTTTCGCACACACCACGACCCCAGAAGCGTCCGGGCACTACGTCCCAAGGGAATGCCACAACAGGACGGTCCTGCATCATGTACGGGTTTGGCTCTGCTTTTAGTAACTCGCCATTTCCTAAAACGACAATAGCTTCAGCGTAATAAGAGTCTTCTTCCATTACGTCATCGCTTTCTTTTTCTAGCATATGACGTGGAACTTTACCATAGTACTTAGTAAGCCTTACTTTTTCGTCTGCATAAACTAAAAGGTCGTCGTCTGTAGGCTCTAGGGAAGAATCGGGAGCCGCTGTACCTAAGTCTACTTTTCTGTACACACCCTGTTCTTGTAGTTCTTCTACGTGGTATTTAGAAACAAACTCGTCAATCGCCACACCTACGGCGTCTTCAACAGAGGTTGCTACAGGTTCAATAAGAAAGTTTTGGGGTAAGACAGGTCGTAACTTAACTACGGTTCTATCTGCGGTGTTAACGCCTACAGCAGTCAACTGTCCGTCCATAACTGGTTGTGTTGCCGGTGTCATTTCTTTTATTTCTTCTAAAACAACTTCACCAATACCTACACCGTATACTGCGGCATTAATTAGGCATTCTGCAACAGCTTGTCGCACTTTGCATTGCTCAAAGTCTTCCGTCAGTTTGTTTCGTAGAAACTGTACGTCTTGTTTTTCTGTGTCGCCCATGTTGTCTGAAATGTCAAACCACTTGCCACGACCAAAAGTAGCCTCTTCTAGTTCTGCTACGTTAGACTCAACAGCTTGCTGTAGTGCAGGAGAAATAATACGGGAGCGCTCAGAGCGACGCTGGCTGTCAGCAGGATCCCAAATACCACGCCATAATCTATAGTATTCATCGAATTTTTCTTCATAATTTGCTTCGTAATAGTCCCTCCAATCTTGACATTTAGTAGTAACCCACTCTTCTAGGGTTTCTTCAGCCATCAAAGGATCTAACTCAAACATTTCTTCCATATTAGTATCCTGCCACTATGTCTAATATTTCGTGGTCATCAATTTCAAATTCGTAGCTATACGCCACGTTAGCCAACTGGTCTATGTACGCTAGCGCATCGACTAAGTCGTCGTGCGTCAGTACGTCTGGAAATTGAAACAACTGGTCGAGAAACCTAGAGTTCCATTCACCTTTGTTAAGTGTTATGAAGCCGTTTTCAAACCTTCCCTGTAACGCCCACATAACACGGTCTGTTTTCTTTTTGTTACCGTGTGTAAGTTCTTCTACCCGGAAAAACGTACCGTAACGCTTCTGTAAATCAAACAGGGGCGACATTACGGCTTGTTTAGCAATACCTCTCTCGATACCCACGCTAACGGGACGGTAGTCTCTAACGGCCTGAAAAATTTTGGCGGCAGTCTCGTTAAGGTCCCATCGACCATAAATAATATTATCAACATACCAACCATCAGGATTGACTTTAACGACTGCGATTGCTGTTTCGTCGAGCTTACTGTTTTTGGTCTTCTTTTTATTGACTTCCTCAAACCCTGCCAAGTCAACAGCAATGTAGTAGTCTCCTATCTCCGGCTTATCTTCACTAAACTTAACCCAATCTTCCTTAAACATTTCTGACCCACGCGCTTCAAAACTAGCCATAAATTCTTGGCGAAACGCGTAAGAAGACATAGACTTTTTTGCAATATCGATTTCACTGGGGTCCAGCAACGGATTATCATACGAAGTAAAATGCCAACTGCGATACGTAGGATCGTCTTCCAGTTCAGCGTACTTGTATAGTTCATAAAAATGGTTCCTTCCCATTGGTGTACCGATGAACAATGCACCGCCCTTTTGGTCAGCCAACGCAGGTCTCAAGATCTGCTCGAATACCTCTGGCTTCATGTCGGCGTATTCGTCCATTACTAGAAACTTCAAGGACACACCACGCATCGTCTCGGGTCTGTCGGCTCCCTTAAGACTAATCGTGGCCCCGTTGACTAGCTTGATCTGAAGGTTGTTAATATGCGAACCTTGGATCACTGGGTGTCCTAGCTCCAACAAGGTCTGCCACATGATGTCACGGGCTTGTCCTTGTGTGGGCGCAACGTAAAACACATGGCCTTTGTTTGCCTGTAGTGCGTTTACAATCAAAAGCCAAGCGGCTAGTCGAGACTTACCTGTCCGTCTACCTGCCGCTACAATCTTAAATCTTGTGTCGTCTGACCAGACATCTTGTTGCCAAGGCAGTAATTCTATGTTAAGATCCATTAAACAAAGTTAACCAGTGCTGGTGCATTTTCTTCTAAGTTAAATGTAACAGCAACTTCCATGTCACCTACCTGCCCAGCTTGAGCCCTAACTACTTCTCCCTCGTGTAGAACAAAGATAGGTGCCTGTGATTGCCCACCTAGCGTTATGTTGTTGTTAGCCGCTACTTGTACAGTGTCAAAAATGTACATTAAGTCGTTAGGCGTGCCTGCGTCGTCTGTCCACTTAACGGTTACGTTTCCGGGAGTGCCCGAGTGGTTAGCCGCAAAAACAAAAGTAATGTTAGCGTGATAACCATCAGGAACTGTAAACAACGGAGTCTCTGTCGTGTCTGTCAGTGTTACGTGTTTAGTATAATACATCAATACGTCCAGATTACAGGGGTTGTGCCACGGGTGTCGAGGTGTACAAAATTCTTAGCTACACCTATACCAGTAAACCCGTGCTTAAGAGCTAAGTTTACAATGGTGTATAAAGAACCGCCGTTTGTTATTTTTATGTCGGCGGCAATGCCCTGACTATGTGTCCCCGGACGAGTCTTTTTGCTCTCTTCAGGGTGCGTAGGCGAACGATAGCCAGAGGTCACAATAAAAGGAAAGTTACATTCTTCCCGTAGAGCGTCTAGCTTCTCTAGAAACTCCATGCACATACGGTTTTCCCCGCTATGTGAGCAATCAAACTCGTCAACAGTGAAATATTTAAGCATCGTCTATTATTTCACCTTCTATTGTAGACGCAGGGCTTACATCAACTTCCCCCACGCCTGTAATATTAATTTGTATGGCGTTTCTGCCCGCACCTTGGACTACATCTTTCTCAAAAGCCCCTACAGGTAGTATCCTGTCCATCACAAGTTTCCAAGCGGCGGCTTGGTTTTTATGTTCGTTGTCCAAAGCGGCGTCAAAAATAGTCTCAAGCACTTTACGTGACTTAGGACTAGCCAACATACGAGCTTTGTACTCGTTTATGATCGATGCGTCGCCTTTTGGACGACCTACGGCACCTCTGTTGCCTGATTTTACGGCAGAAACTTCAGTCTTTCGGGGCCTGCCACGACCTCTTTTTTTAATTTCGTCTGGCATTAAAAGTTATCCCTAATTACAACAATAGTATAACACAAGTTTACACAAAAGTCAAGCTATTTTTAGACTAATTCCTGGGATACTGTAAACTTTAGTAAAATCAACAGGCTACATATGTTTATTTTTAACATAATTTTCTTAATTTTCACCTATTTTGTGCCTAGGTAGCAACCCTATTATAATTAACGTGGCGTCCCTCCCCCCGCCCCCAAGTTATCCACAGGTTTTACACAAGTTGTCCACACCTGTGAATATCCTGTGGATAACTTTACCGCGACCTGTGGATAAATCTGTGGATAACTTTAGGCTGCCTAGGGTTGTGGATAAAGTTATGCACAGGTTATCCACAGGTTATCCACAGGGTCAACCCAAGTTATCCACAGGTTTATCCACAAGGCTCTAGAAGGCCATAGAATCGCCGTCACGGGGTTCCACTGCTGGGGTATGCTTGGGTATCAACTCAAGTTTGTCCGCGTTTTGCAAAATAAATTGCATTTTGATATTGACAAATGTGTGGACTTATGTTGGTGCCTATAGTTGGCATGGTTCATGCTACGCGAGCATTCTATATCACGCGCACACGCGAGTAACATACAACACCGTCAATAGTCAATAAAAAATTAATGGTAATATTTACACTAGACAATGGCCTGTAATTCAGTACAATGGTCACATCTTAAATAAACAAAGGTAATGACATATGGATAGACTAGAATACGCAAAGAACGTTGCACAGGACGCAATAGCATGTGCGCAGGTAGCCGCTGATGAGGCGCTATACGCGATCACTCACTCAAACAACCGAGACACCGTTAACGCTCTGATGTCAGATATGCGTAAGAAAGCACTGCTAGCGGACGATGCACTGCTAGCGTACCAACAGATCAAACAACAGAAAGCGTAGACGCTTGACTAATGCTAGGGGATTCGTTAGAGTCCCCTATCGTGAGTCGAGCCACTGCCGGCGAGACCTAAACCTAGCCCAAGGGAGGGCAAACAACATGGAAAACGTAACCACATCAAAAATTCTTGGTCGATCTGTAATCCTTCGCAAGCGCAAGATCGTAGCCAAGCCGTTTAGCTACTCGGAAGGCCTATGCTTTCACAAGCTAACCGGTGGCCTGTACTCTCTCTACATTGAGAAGGGTTCACCGGAGCGTGCGGTTGGCTTCGGTAAAATCATAGATCGGTAGTTACTGCCGGGATTCACGGAACCTCGCCTAGTGCGGGGTTTTCGTGGTATCTAAACAAAAGAGGGCAACACTATGTACTTTGACCGATGGGACATTTGCGAGGCATACTATATCTATGCTGTCGACTATATGAATGGGCAAAAAAGCCCTGAAATGCGTATGCTTTACAGGCTCAACAAAATGGGGTATAAACCTGCCGGATTCCATGGTGGTTATTCGTCGCTATCAGAAAACGGTAAGGCCATCTATCAATCATTGATTCGGAGATACGCATAATGATTAAACTGTCGAAGGCCTCAAAAATGCCCGGGCGTTCATGGTCACTACAAGCGCTTGACACTTGTCCCGGTTCAAAGAATCGAGACGGGTCACTAGTGGACGCCTGTAGTGGATGCTATGCCACGCAAGGCAACTACCGCTACCCAAACGTCAAAGCCCCTAGGGAGCATAATCGACAAGATTGGAAACGTGGCCAATGGGTAGACGACATGGTCGCAGAATTGGACAATGATCGTTATTTCCGGTGGTTTGACAGCGGCGATGTTTACGACATCCGACTAGCCCGTAAAATCCTGGAAGTGATGAAACGGACGCCATGGTGTAACCATTGGTTACCGACACGCTCGTACAAATACGAAAAGTTTATCCCTGTTTTTACTGAAATGATGAAATTGCCTAACGTGGTTGTCCGTTATTCTTCAGACAGTATTATTGGAGAAACCGTAGAAGGCTCTCAAACGTCCACCATAGCAACGCCAAGCACTATCCCTAGTGGTGCCCTAGTTTGCGAAGCATATCAACGAGACGGCAAATGCGGGGCTTGTAGAGCGTGTTGGTCAAAAGACGTGGCGATAGTCTGCTACATTGGTCACGGGAAAAGCATGGTTAAAAAGCAAAATGACATCATTGCGAGGGTAGCATAGTGGAAAATCAGATATTGACGGACATTGTTATACTGTTATCATTTTTTGGCGTTTGGGTGCTCTTTTGCGCCCTGACGGAAAGACTAGTAGACAAACGCAAACCAAAGGGAGCGACTAAACGATGACTACTACATTTTACATGTGCCAAATTACCGGCAAATACTTTGAAGACACGTTAATTGGTAAGACTGCAGTGCGAGTCATGGATTACCCGGGCGAGCCATCATGGGGACTATACAAGACCTTTGATGGTCTAGCAGTACTTTGTGATTGTGATGTAGAACACGCTATAGAGGGTTTAAACAATGGTGATTAAGATTTTAAATGATAGGGTGTCTGTTGATGCCCTAGGGTTACTGCCAAATTTCTTTGATAGGGCGTTATATATCGAAGGACAACCAATACAGTCTGTAGCAGACAATATGGACGATATCTATTATTACGGTGGTTTTAAGTACCCTTTTGATGGTGTTATCGATAGCGACGGTTTGTACGTAGCAGATAACGATGAAGACGAACCATTGGAACCTATTGCAAAGCTAGATAAAATGGGGTACACTCTATTTATCTACCCCTACGCAATAACCGGGTTAGTAGACAACAAAGGTAATCAAAAAATAGGGAGGTTTGACTAGTGAATGTGTTCTATTTAGACCGTGATCCAGAAAAAGCCGCCAGTGTTCAGTGTGATCAACACGTGGTGAAAATGATATTGGAATCTGCACAGTTGCTTTCTACCGCTCACCACGAATTAGACGGCGAATCACCGGCATATAAACCAACGCACAAGAACCACCCGAGCGCTGTTTGGGCTAGGTCTGATGTTAGTCACTACAATTGGCTTTACCGGCATATGATGGCGCTAGGTGACGAATATACCCGGCGTTTCGGGAAGGTACACTTGACCATCCATAAACACGCTAAAACGCTCCAGAAGCCGCCAAAGACCATAAAAAACCAAGTGTTTAGTGATCCACCCCAGTGTATGCCGGACGAGTGTAAACGCTTAACGGCTGTTCACGGTTACCGAGTGTACTACAAACGCAAAGCAGACGATTGGACAAAAGCCGGACGTCCAATGCGATATACGGAGGCTGTTTAGATGAAAACCTATAGAGTAGAAATAAACGCTGTTTACCGGGAGGTTTACGAAGTACAGGCAAACAGTGTCGAAGAGGTCGAAGACGTTCTATATGAAGGCCAGTGTTATAATACAGAGTCCGAGTGTATAGAATCAGACATAACTGAAATCAAACTAGTGGAGAAAGCAAACAATGGCTAAAGAAAGCTGGGAACTATGGCATGACGACATTCAGCGTCAATATGAACTAGAGGACGCTTACGACGAACTAGACGAGGATGATCCAGACCTTGAGTGGAAACTAGAGCAAAACCAAATGGTGAACGCTGTTATTAATATTTTACGGCAGGGGAAATAGTATGACTATGAAAGACTACAGAATAGGTGTGTTTTTTGAAGAAGGCGCTGTACTTAATATTAGTGCAGAGAGTCCAGAGCAAGCGAAGGAAAAAGCTATAGAAATGCTAGATTTATATGCTGGTGTGGACTATTCAGATAGCTCTAATTCAGAAGTAGTGTATCGGGATTATACAGTTACGGATGTGGAGGTGAAAAAGTAGCATGACACTGGAAGACTTTGAAAGAGGTTACAGCGTAGGGCTAGAGGACGATCCTTGCCCTACTAGTGACCCCAGAGACCACGCAATGTTAGAACACATAGTGGAGTTTGAGACTGAAATGTACCGTTTAGACTGTTACAGGCGTTACCGGGGATGCACTTCCCGGCAACTTGAGCGAATCATGGCGAGCATTCACGGGGAGGGCTGGGAAGATGCGTTGTAAAGCTTGTGATAGAATACTGGAAGAGCAAGAGCTTGTTAAAAAAGACCAAAACGGTGATTTTCTTGATTTGTGTACTGTTTGTGTACGTGCATCGGAAGATTATGACGAAGATACACTAAATTTAGACTTGACAAACGAGGAAAACTATGATACCCTCTACTAAAGTATATACTAAAGAAGATAACCAAAGAAATAAAACAAAAGAAATACTTCTTTGGTTAACTTCTGTAGTTATTCTTATGTTAGGGGGCTGTGTGTTACCAAAAGAACCTGAAGGTGTTTGTCTGGACTACAAAAGGTTTAGGACAATAGTTGAGGAATGCACCCCACTGTACGGACAATTGATCTGTATTGAAAAAGAAAAGGTAAGAGTTATTTGCACTAGGCGGGAGAATAGTGTATAATATTAGTATGTTCTGCATAAGTAGAGCAATTTTTAAACGATAACGGAGATTATTCCAAATGACAGCAAGAACTGTTGAAGGTGTTGTTAATTTTAGTAACCTGACCGAGCACGACGTGTTCAATGGTCAATCCACCGGCTCTTACACTATGACAATCACGTTGTCCGACGAGGACGCTAACGAACTGTCAGCCAATGGTGTTAAGATCAAGGACTATCAAGGCAACAAACAGCGCAAGTTTAAATCGATCTACGAGATCAAGCGTTTCGATGCCGAAGGTAACCCATACATGGGGGAAGTGCCGTATAACTCCCGTGTCCGCCTGAAGTACAAGCTAGGTAAGGCTCACCCGGTGCATGGCGTGTCTACTTACCTTGAGGCTGTTAAGGTGTTAGAAGAGGCTGAATTTGAAGCTTCGGCAGATGCGTCAGACTTCTAAGTTTGTTCGTCACGAGGGTTGTCCGAAGTGTGGTTCTTCGGATGCCCTCGCTGTTTATGACGACGGCGGGAGACACTGCTTTGGTGTTAACTGTAACTATCATCTTAATGGTCAAGACTCTGCTATGAACGAAACACAATTACCAAAAGCCATCCCACTTAAAATGGGTGGTACAGTAGCGTCAATCCCCCAAAGGCGGTTATCCGAGCAAACCTGTGCTCGCTACGGGGTGACCATTGAGTACTCTGCCACGGGTGAAATATTACGGCACTACTACCCTTATTACAAGACCGACACGGGTGAAATCTCGGGTGCTAAAATAAGGGACGTAGACACAAAAGGATTCCGAACCTGTGGTGACATGACGGGTGTTGGTTTCTTTGGTCAGCAAAACTGCACACAAAACAGGTACGTCACGATCACCGAGGGTGAGCTGGACGCAATGTCTGTTTACGAAATGTTCGGCAAACAGTACGACGTAGTGTCTCTACGCTCGGGTGCTGGCAATGCGGCAAAAGAAGTGAAGGAACAGCTAGAGTGGTTGGAATCGTATGAAACCGTCGTTCTCTGTTTTGACACTGACAAAGCTGGTGATGCGGCTGTTGATGCTGTTAAGGATTTGTTCAGCCCGAACAAGCTACGCATCTGTCGTTTGCCACTAAAGGACGCCAGCGAAATGCTGGTATCCAACCGGGTTAAGGACTTTGTCCAACTGTGGTACAACGCCAAGGTTTACCGACCTGACGGTATTGTAGCCGGTACAGACACTTGGGACAAGCTTGTAGAAAAACGTAATGTGAAGTCTATCCCTTACCCTTGGGCAGGACTCAATCACATTACTAGAGGACATAGACCCTATGAACTCGTCACCATCACCAGCGGTAGTGGAATGGGCAAGTCCCAATTCATACGTGAACTCGAATTTGATCTACTACAACGATGCGAAGGCAATATTGGAGTCCTTGCTCTTGAGGAAGATCTGGCCAGAACGACGCTTGGTATCATGTCGGTGGCGGCAAATAGGCCGTTACACTTGGAAGAGGACACTCCTGTCGACGAACTGCGACCATATTGGGAAAGCACGTTGGGAACAGGACGTTACTACCTATTCGACCATTGGGGGTCAACTTCGGCTGACAACTTGCTTGCCCGTGTCCGTTACATGGCAAAAGCCTTGGACTGCCGGTATGTTGTACTTGACCATTTGTCTATCGTCGTTAGTAGTCAAGAGTCGGGAGACGAACGAAAAGCTATTGACGAAATAATGACCAAGCTACGCACCTTGGTTGCCGAGACAGGCATCTGTCTGTTTCTCGTGTCACACCTTAGACGATCTCAAGGTAAGGCACACGAGGACGGTGCACAGATATCCTTGGGTGAACTCCGGGGTAGCCAAGCGATTGCACAACTGTCAGACATGGTTATTGCCATGGAGCGTGACCAGCAACACGAGAACGAAGAAATCAGAAACACAACAACTGTACGTGTTCTGAAGAATCGTTACACTGGTGAAACTGGCCCGGCTTGTTGGCTGTCCTATGATCGTACCACCGGGAGACTGTCGGAGGTGCCTAACCCAAACATTGGTGATGATTTTTGATTTACCTTGATTTAGAAGCAGACGGACTCAACCCAACCACCATCTGGTGTGTCGTAACACGGGAAAACGGGGTATCACAGGTACATACCAACCGTAACACCCTCTGTGACGCTCTGGCTGGCTCTGTGAGCGTTTGTGGACACAATCTAATAGGGTACGACCTCCCTGTGCTAAAACGTCTCTGGGGGCTTTCTGTGGCCTCTGACAGGGTAGTCGATACTTTGGTACTTTCTAGGCTGTACGACCCAAGTCGGCAGGGTGGGCACTCGTTGAGGGCTTGGGGTGAAACCTTGGGCTTCCCCAAGGGTGACCATGACGATTGGTCGTGTCTGTCACCCGAGATGATTGACTACTGTATCCGGGATGTTGAAGTGACCGAGGCAGTGCACAAGAAGCTCGTAAACGACATGGAGGGTTTCTCTCAAGAGTGTGTCGATTTAGAGCATAAGGTGCAGTTTGTTGTTCAACAGCAGGAACGCAACGGGTGGGTGTTGAACCAAGGTCTAGCCCACGAGCTATGTGGGTTGTTCAAGGAGGAAATGAATGACATTGAGGCCGAACTACAGGAAACCTTCCCGCCAATTGTCGAGCAAAGGTTCTCTGAAAAGACAGGGAAAAGACTTAAAGACAAAGTTACAGTTTTCAATGTGGGATCCAGACAACAAATTGCAGAAAGACTTGCAACTAAGGGTGCAACGTGGAGCCAGAAAACGCCAAGCGGAAAGCCTGTTGTCGATGAAAAGACGCTTAAGGAGAACAGTCACGTCTCCGAGGCGGGAAAAGTTTTGGAATATCTTACTCTTCAAAAGCGATATGCGCAAGTTTATTCTTGGCTAGAAGCGGTTGAAGACGACGGTAGAGTCCACGGTCGTGTCATTAGCAATGGCGCTGTCACTGGACGGATGACACACCAGAGTCCCAACATGGCGCAAGTCCCGGCAAGCCACAGCCCATACGGGCACGAGTGTCGCTCCTGCTGGACTGTACCAGAAGGGAAAAAACTAGTCGGGTTTGACGCTAGTGGCCTTGAGCTACGGATGTTAGCCCATTACATGGACGACAAGGAGTTTACCAATGTCCTGCTCACTGACGACATTCATACAAGAAACCAAATGGCTTCAGGACTTAAAACAAGACCTCAAGCAAAGACTTTCATCTACGCTTTCCTTTACGGAGCCGGAGACGCAAAAATTGGAAGTATCGTTGGAGGAAGCGCAACAGACGGCGCAAATCTTAAGCAACGATTTCTACGAAATACTCCTGCTCTTGAAAGTTTACGAGAACGAGTTATTAGAGCGTCTAGGCGTGGCTATCTCGCAGGACTTGACGGTCGAAGACTACGAGTTAGATCTGAACACTCGGCACTAAATACGCTTCTACAAGCGGCTGGTGCAATTGTGATGAAAAAGGCTCTGGTGATACTCGACGAGTACGCAACAAGCTGGGGCATTGATTACAAATTCATAGGTAACATACATGACGAAGTACAATCGGAGGTGGCTGAACACCAAGCAGAGAAGTTTGGCTGGCTCGCAGTCGAGTGCCTTAAGGCGGCAGGAGTACACTTTGGTCTCCGATGCCCACTCGACGGAGAGTACAAAGTCGGATACACATGGGCGGAGACGCACTGATGGACAACCCAAATAGAAAAGGAGACCTCGCTGAATATTATGCTGTTACTTGGTTGTGGGACAACGGATACGAAGTTTTTTTAAATGCCGGTTGCACTGGACCGATAGATATGATAGCATATAAGGATGGAGAGGTAAAATTGATTGATGTTAAAACCAGCAGTAAAGACCATAGAGAAGGATATCCACATAGGATTGGTACAGGAAGGACACCGCTACAGAAAGAAATGGGCGTTGTGTTCCTGTCTTACCACCCGGATACACGCAAGCTTGCTTGGGTAGATCATCACGGACTAAACGACAAACAGCTAGGACTTGACTTATGAAAAACATTTATACGCTCGTAGACGACATCTACAAATTCGTAGAGACGAAAAGGGTGCCGGAGGGCGTAGACATTGACCAGTGTATTGACGACTTCGGTGAAGCTGTTAAGAGCTTGATGAAGAAGGAATTTGGTGGTAGTCGTGGTTGGGACGGTCGAAAGCTCCGTATGTCTAACATTGGTCGGGAAGATAGATTCCTATGGAACCACTACAACAATGTGGAGAAGCTGAAAGACATCCAGCCGCACACGCTTGTTAAGTTTTTGTACGGTCATTTGATTGAAGAATTGTTATTATTCCTTACGAGGGCATCGGGACATGAAGTCACAGCAGAACAGAAACAATGTGAAGTCAATGGTATTACAGGCTCTATGGACTGTAAAATTGATGGTGTTGTCACTGACGTTAAAAGTGTTTCCAGTTATGGGTTTAAGAAGTTTAAAGATGGAAATCTGGCTTTTGACGACCCGTTTGGATACATTGCTCAAATTAAGGGTTATGCAAAAGCAGAGGGAGAGACTGAATATGGTTGGCTAGCGATGGACAAACAAAACGGTCACCTTACCTATCTTATGTATGACGACAAGGACACACAGGCTCCTGTCCATGAAAAGATAGGGTTTGACATCAGTGACCGTATTGAACACGTCAAGGAGATGGTGAAACAACCAGAGGCACCGGAGCATTGTTACCAGCCAAAGCCTGACGGCAAGAGCGGCAACATGAAGCTGGACATAGGTTGTTCATACTGCCCTTACAAGAAGAGCTGTTGGCCGGGTCTACGTGCCTTCTCTTACTCAACAGGACCTAGGTTTTTAACGGAGGTTGTCAATGAGCCGAAGGTTCAAGAAATCGAAATTTCGTAGTACGTTTGAAGAAGACGTATCAAAAATATTAAAAGGGTTTGATTATGAACCGTTCACTGTTCCATACACTATTAAGCGTAACTATCGTCCTGACTTTGTTCATAGGTCTGCTGGTGTTCTTGTTGAGTGCAAGGGATTCTTCCGAGAAGGAGACACCAAAAAGTACACCAGCATACGAGACAGTCTGCCCGACGGCCAGCAACTGGTGTTTGTTCTGATGCAACCCAACAAGAAGATACGTAAGGGGGCTAAAATGACTATGTCTCAATGGTGTGACAAAGAAGGAATTTTATGGTATAATATAGATACATTACAGGAGTTGATTGATTATGTCACTAACGCTAGAGGAAATTAAGGAACGCCTCTTGAAAATCTATGATCCTGACGATCTTTTGGAAGCTTTAGAGATAAGCTCCGAAGAGTTACTGGACAGATTTGAAGATAAATTAATCAACCGACTGGAACAGTTTGAAGAAGAGCTAGAGGACGAAGATGAGCATTGACAACGCAAAACCCGAAGAGTGGGACGCATTGGTAGCATTAGATGGTCTGTCTGTTTTGAAAAACCCAGACCCGGTAGAGAAGCCGGATCATTACAACAAAGGATCAATCGAAGCAATAGAAGCAATCAAGGCGTCCATGCCTGCTAATGAATTTAATGGATACCTGAAAGGCAACGCTTTGAAGTACCTTTGGCGGTACGACTACAAAGGTAAGCCAGTGGAAGATTTACGGAAGTGTCGGTGGTACATTGACAGACTAATCAAGGAAATTAATTAATGGACGCATATCAACAATACATTCACAAGTCACGCTACGCCCGGTACTTACCCGACGAGAACCGACGAGAGACTTGGGAAGAAACAGTAAACAGATACTTGGAGTTTTGGCTTGAGCGTGATCAGATTACTCTAGAGGAGATGAATGAAATCTTCCCGGCTATCCATGATCTGGACGTTATGCCCAGCATGAGAGCGTTGATGACTGCCGGAGAAGCCCTGAAGCGTGACAACGTAGCTGGCTTCAACTGTAGCTATCTACCCATTGACCACCCTAAAGCCTTTGACGAGATGATGTACGTGCTTATGTGCGGCACCGGAGTAGGCTTTAGCGTAGAACGACAATACATTAGCAAGCTACCAGAAGTAGCAGAGGAATTCCATGACACCGATACCGTTATACACGTCGCCGATAGTAAAATTGGGTGGGCTAAAGCATATCGAGAACTTATCAGCTTGTTGTATTCAGGTCAACTTCCCAAATGGGACATCAGTGGAGTACGACCTGCTGGGGCAACCCTTAAGACTTTCGGTGGTAGAGCGTCTGGTCCAGAACCTCTTGTCGATCTGTTTAACTTTACCGTTGAGGTCTTTAGGGCCGCTTCTGGACGTAAACTCTCTTCAATCGAAGCACACGATATCTGCTGTAAGATTGCACAGATCGTTGTCGTCGGAGGCGTCAGAAGGTCTGCCCTTATCAGTCTTAGTAACCTCACTGACGACAGAATCCGAAGAGCCAAGTCCGGACAATGGTGGGTAGACAATCCACAACGAGGGTTGGCAAACAACAGTGCGTGTTATACAGAGAAGCCAGACTTTGAGGCGTTTTTGAATGAGTGGCAAAGCCTATACGAGTCCCGGTCAGGAGAGCGAGGTATGTTCTCTAGAGTCGCAAGTCAACGACAAGCTGAAAAGAACGGGCGAAGAGATGCTACCTATGATTTTGGAACTAATCCATGCAGTGAAATCATCCTCCGACCCTACCAGTTCTGCAATCTTTCGGAAGTTGTTGTCCGGCAAAACGATAGTCTCGCAGACCTCAAACGAAAAGTACGTGTTGCGACTGTCCTTGGGACTTTACAGGCTACCCTGACAGACTTCCGTTACCTACGTAAGATCTGGAAGGACAACACACAAGAAGAGGCTCTGCTTGGCGTGTCTCTAACGGGCATCATGGATCACGCTGTAATGTCAGGAAGAGGAAACAAAGATGATCTCAAAGATTGGCTTTCTCAACTCCGAGAGGAAGCGATTAAAGTTAATGCAGAATGGGCTGGAAGGCTTGGTATTAATGCTTCTACTGCCATTACTGCTGTTAAACCTTCCGGTACTGTTAGTCAGTTGGTTGATTCTGCATCTGGTATCCACCCTCGATATGCGGATCAGTACATTAGACGAGTTAGAGCGGATGCAAGGGACCCGCTATGCTCCGTCCTCGAAGCCGCCGGAATTCCCGTAGAGGACGACGTAATGTCACCCACTACCAAGGTATTCTCCTTCCCCATAAAGTCGCCTGACGGGGTTGTGACGGCCTCTGAGATGGGTGCCATGGAGCAGTTAGACCTGTGGGAGATCTATCAGGACTACTGGTGTGAGCATAAGCCGTCCATGACGTGCTACTACCGGGACAACGAGTTCCTTGAGGTGGGTCAGTGGCTGTACAATAAGTTTGACAAGATTAGTGGTATTTCTTTCTTGCCTTACAGTGAGCACACATATCAACAAGCACCTTACGAGCCTGTGGATATTGAAACCTACAAAGAAATGAAAGCAGAGTTACCCGAGACTATCGATTGGAATATCGAAGAAGCCTCGGACATGACCGAAGGGTCCCAGCAGTTAGCCTGTACCGGCAACAACTGCGAATTGTGACGCTAGTGGGGGCTTAGGCCCCCTTTTTTACCATAGAGGTTAGAATGAGCTACACCATCAAGCAACAAATAGAGCTACGTATTCGTATACTAGAGCACAAACTTACTAGGAGCATCCCTGCGGCACGTAACAACGAAATACGAGGTGAAATTATGGGTCTTAAGTGGGTACTAGAGAAGCTCTAGTCCTGTGTTGCCCTCTTCAGCTCTCGTGCAAACTTAGGATCTTCTGCCTGTAGTCTTTCCAACCTACCACTAGACTCTAGCTTCTTGTAGATTCTAGCCCGGCTTGACTTAGGCAAGCTTCTGATTGTTTCTTTTGCATCTTCGCTATACAAAGTACCTTCAGACACAGCAAGCGATTCACCTATTCCTGTAACAGCTCCTGTAGGCTGGGTGTACGCTACTTCGGCTCCCCGCACTGGCACGCTTTCCAGAGTCTTTTGTGCCATTTCATCAATCTGACTAACGCCTTCACGAATAGCTTGCTGACCTTTAGTCTGCTTAGCAATCAACCTCTGTCCTACTTCTGTAGCTAACAAGCGTGCACCAACGAAACCTGTCGCAAGACTGCTCCCAAAAGCTTGAGCACCTTCTACAATTCCCATTTGCCTACCAGCAAAGATAGACGCTTGGCCTATTAACGCCGTGTTGAAAAGACTTTCAAAAACAGAAGCGTCAAAGCTACTTGGCATAAGTCTTTTAAGCGCCTCTGTTTCGTTTTTGGCACGTATTCTTTGTTTTTCTAGGTCTGCTAAATTTATTTTGAAGTCTCTTTGTGCTTGTGCAATACGTTCCTGCAAATCTTGTCTAGAAGCAACTGACGTTCCTTCAACTTGAGCCTGTCTTTTTAGTTCTCTAATTTTTTGCGTATGCGCTATTGTTAAATCACGCTTAGCTTGCTTTAAAGATTCTTGAAGCTTAGTCTTATCAGCCTCTGCTTGCAGTTTAATCTCCTCTAAATCTTTGTTAGCTTTTGCAAGTATGTTTTTATTGTTTTGCTCGTTAAGTTTAGCCAACGTCTGAGCTGTTTTCTGAAACCTTCCTTGTGCCCTAGCGGCAAACCTTGGACTATAACTTTTAACAGCCTCTAACCACTCCTTGGCCGTATAAGCCCCAGAAGCGGCGTTTCCACCAGAGGCTCTTGCAGTAGCGCTGTCTGCTATGGATTTAACACTCCAAGCAAACCTGTCTGCCTCTAGTTCAGCAATTTGGTTTGGCTTTAGTCCAGACTCAAGTAGAGTATCTATTTCTGCCTGCACTTCTCTAGCAAATTGTTGACTTGTGGAAGAATTTTGGGATAGGTTGTTAATAGCTCGGGCGACGTTAGACCTTATCTGAATCAGATCCCGACCACTGATAACACCATCCACGGATCTTAGCTCAAGCTCACTTGCTAAATAGTTTTTAATTTTAGTGGGGAAAGCACCGCTGTCCAAAAGCGCTAATTCAGGATATTCTTTTTGTACCCGAGAAACCATAGCGTCTAAGGCGTTTGGGTTTACTTTATATTCTAAATCGTTAACAGTCGTAAAACCATGCTTTTTCCAAAGCCTGTCTAAGTGACGTAATGCCGCCTGTGGGTCCATAGATCCAAGCGCCAAGATTTCTTCTTCCGGGGCACCGGGAGGCGCAGACGCCCTTAAAGTTTGTCCTCTAAATGAAGCGTTCGCAACCGATACCGCTTCATCAGCATCTTTTACTTTAAGAGCTTCTCTTACTGCTTTGTCTTCTTCAGCTTGCTGTAGAATAGCTAATTTTTCTCTTGCTTTTCTCTGGCCGATCTTACTCGTAGCTTCTTCAAACTCTATGTTTGCCGCTGAAATTCTATCTTCAAGTTCTTGTGCTACTTGCTCTTTGTTTTCTGTGCTTTCTCTTCCAATTATTCGTTTAGCTCTCTCCAGCTCTTTTGCGGCGTCTGCTATGATTCGATCGTTTTCCTCTTTTACCATAGTAGGAGTAAGCGCTCTTCCGGCAACTTTCCTAGCTTGTTGTTCGGTCAGGGTTTTACCGCCATAAGCTTTACTAACAACTGATCTGTAGACGCTACCAGCAAGACCATCAGTAAACATCAAGTTTAAAAAGTCTTTTCCTTTTCCTAACTGTTGGGCCATTCTGTTTTCTGTAGCCCCATCATATGCCTTTTTAGCGCCAGCAAATACAAAAGGAACAGCCGCAGACACGCCTGCTGTAACTGCCGCATTCTGTACTTTTTCTTCTAAGTTCTGGCCTTCAAAACCAATTACAGCACCTTCTGTGGCGGCTACACCAGCTAACGCTTTAGTAGGACCTACTTTTGAAAGCGTCGAAGCAACCGGGGCTGACAACGAAGCTGTAGGAACACCAAAGACGGCTTGCTTAGGTGCTCCCGCAACAGCAGGCAATGCTGATTCTCCCCTAGAAAGTGCTTTAGCAAGTTCTAGAGATTCGTCACTTCTTGCGGCAAACTGACCACCTAAAGTTGCGGCAACGTCGTCAGCGGCTTGCGCCCCGGTAGAAACATTACGCATTCTGGCGGCTTGTGCAAGGGCTTGACCACCCGCTAAAGATGCCGGAGACAATATACTACCTGCAATGTTGGACGTTATTGCAAGGCCGGGCCTTTCTTCTTGGAATCTAGCCGACTGCGCTTCTAAGCCCCCTAGCATTTCCTTTTGAATTTGTCCAATCGACTTGCCTTTTGCGAGGTCTGGCTGTAAAGCTTTAAAAGCGGTAGCCGCAATATAAGCCCCTATTTCTTCGCCTTTGTTTAACCAAAGTCCGTCGATAAAAGAACGAGCAACCATTTCAACATCACCCGGCTGTAGATTACCTGACTCTACTTTTTCTACCGTTGCTTGCATGTTTTCAGCAACAAGCTGTTCCTGCTTTTCTTGTGGTGAAAGGCGTAAATAGTCTGATTCTCTAGGAAAAGCCACTCCGGACAAAAGAGCGGCAACTTCTGGATCAATGTCTTCTGGAAGATCTTCCCCAGTGTGTCTATGTTTCAAAGCCATATTTTATCTCTTTATTTATGGAGTTGTGGTTTCTTCGGGTTCTTGTACAAACCTAAACGCTAGCGGTCTTACACCGAATATTTTACCCATTTCTTCTGTTGCTCTAGCCCTCGACATCTCTCCAGATTCTATTTTTTCAACGTATACGTCAAAGATATTTTGGTATTCAGCAACCCGGCTTGTGCTTCCTGCTGAAGACGGTGAAATACCTGCCTCCCTTTGGTCCATAAGGTATTTATCAAACAACAAAGCTCGGTCAGCCGCATAAGCTTGTGCCGCCGCTGATACTCTTAAGTAAGCCATTATTTGTTTGGGATTTGCGTCGTTATCCGGAAAGCCCCTACTAAAAATCTCGATGTCTGTATCAGAAGCTACTCCCGGAGGTAAAGAATTTACAATGTCGGTATTTATTTCGCGAATAGCCTGTATTTTTTGTTGCTCGTTTTTATCAGTAAGGCCCAACAACTTATATGTTGCTGTTTTTATACTACCAAAAACACCAGCCGCTCGGTCAGGATCTACCGCAAAATCCGCTAATAAGTCTAATGCTCTTTCATAACCATTACTGTTTTTCGTATAAATTTCGTTTGCTTCCTGTGCCGCCTCTTCAACTTTAGCAGATAATTCTCCTAAACCTTGGTTTTCAGTTTGATCCAAGTCTCGCATATTTTGTACTAAAACTTGATTGTCAGGGCCTATTAAGAAAGCACCGTCAGGAAGTACTGTTGTTTTTTCAACCGGTTTGTTGTAGGCAACCTCTATAAAATTTCCTTTGTCATCTTTAACATAAACTTTTTGTCCCGAGCTTGTCGTAATAGGGTCTTGCTCTGGTTTTTTCAGTACTTGAGTGGGGTCGTCTCCAGACAATACTGTTGATCCTTTAGCTACAACAAGAGGGTCTTTGGGAGTAGTGTACGCCACCCTTTGCGCGTCAGTCATGTTTAAGACCCTTTGAATTTCTTGTTCAGGGTTTTCTGCCTGTCGTGCCTTATACAAAGCAGAGGCTTTAAGCTGGTCTCTTTGTCCTTGCACTAGATTGACTTCTCTTAGTCTAGCAATTTCGTCGTTTGCTTGTTTTGTATAGGCCGCCGCTTGAGCGTAGTCCCCATCTTCAGTCGCAAATTTTGAAAGCATCTGAAGCCTAGAAATAGTACCAGCCGGAGTGTCGCCTGCGGGAATGCCTGAAAGCATACCTGCTCTTTTTTCTTTCTTTGCCTTTTCTCGCATCATTTGAGGAGAAGAACCGATCGCTTTTCCAGCGGTAAACAGCCCTTTACCAAAACTAGGGTTAGCCAGTCCGGCAATTACACTTTCACTTATTCTAGCCATTAGTTACCACCTCCAAAAATACCGGCCAGCATCCCTGCCGCCGCTTCACCAAGCAGATTAGACCTTCCAAGGTTAGCCGCTAGGTCAGCATCGATACCAGACATAGTAGACTCACCAAACAAACCAGCGCCGTACAGTTGCGCTTGCTGTTGCTGTGCCGCAGAAGTAAGACCCGGCTGTAACGCTTGTAGAAGCTGTTGTTGTGGCATATAGCCAAGACCCATGTACTGCTGTCCCAACTGAGCTTGTTGCGCCTGTTCACGCTGTGCTTGCTGTGTAGCGGTAAAGTAAGCTTGATTCATCGCTTCTTGTTGCGCTTTGTTCATCTGGAAGTCTTCAGGAGCCATGCCGCCAAACATATTACTAGATACGCCTAAACGGCCTTGTGCCGCCATGCGCTCTTCGTTAGCAAGACGCTGGCGTTGCATTGGGTCTTGCATAGCTGATTCCATCTCACCAAAGATTTCTTGAGTCCTCTGAGCTGGATCAAGCATTGCTTGGTCAAAGAATCCTGTAGCTCCTCCAAACAACTGCTGTTGCATGGCCTGTTCTTCAGGGCTTATCGACATTGTAGTTTGGAAGGTGCCGTCAGGGCCCATAGAAGCTCCAAACTGACCTCCAGTAGCAGACGTTAGCGTGTACGGTGTAAACGCCGTCTGTTGCATCTGAAGGTCTGCTAGAGTGTCTGCGTATCCTCTCGCTTCCTCTCCTAGATCTCCTAAATCTTGATAGGCACCGCCCAAAAGGCCTAGGGCGGCGGCTCCTCCTATAAGATCACCGTATTTGTTCCACCATTCACCCATAGTTCTGCTCCGTTAGAAAATCTTACCCATTAAGGCTAAGACATTTAATTCCTGTACTGAAAATTCTGATCCGTTTATTGTTGCTTCTAGACCGATACTTACAAGGTTGCCATAACCAGTCGTGTTCCCGTTTAGTCTAGAAATGTTTACACCTGTTGAAAACTTATTTACATTAAACTGTGAAGCACCTTCTGCATCAATATCGCTAGCGAAGTACGCTGGTTCTTGGCTAGTGCCTATTGTCAAAGATGTTGAGTTAAAAACATCTGAAAAATCATAAGCCCACTTTAAAGCTACTATTGCGTTATTAGCTCCGATGATTGTAGGCTTAATTTTCTTTAGTAGTTTTGTTCTCGATGTGTCGCCAAAGCTCAACCGAGGACTTAAATACTTAAACGTATAAGTAGCGTTATCATCTAGATAAGTGCCGTACTTACAAAGACCTTCGATTGTTCCTACTAACAAGTCACCGTCTTCTGTTTCAGTATAAGCAGTTCCTTGATAACTAGGCCAACGGGTAACTCTGTACGCTCCGTTTTCTAGTGTACCTCTTACGTCAAAACAATAGGTAAGCCGCTGTCCTGCAAAAGTAAGCAGGTAAAAGTTATTCTCTGGGCTGTACACTGTCCTAAACCCTGCTGACGGTATTGTTGTTCCTGCCGCTACTAAGGTTTTTTCTTGTTCTGTCGCCTCAATGATGTCTTTTGTAATGTTACCGCTAAGAATCTGTAGTGGCATTGAGCCTGACTGTATTGTTCTACCAAAGCTACGCAAACCGGAATCAGACAAAAACAAAATGTCAGTACCTGTGTTTTGTACCGTGTTTCGGTCTACACAGCCCACGCCTGATATTGTGTCAGCCAAGACCATGCTCGTTGGAGACTCTGCTCCCTTGTATACCACAATGCTATGCTTACCAAAGATAATAAGGAGGCCGTTGTGCGCCGCTAGCGCTACAATTTCATCCCTACCATCAGGCCATACTTTAGAAATGTCAATAAATCCTGATGAACCGCTAGTAAAGTTTTCACCAATAAGCAAATCAGACCAGTATACTCTAGACTTTTCTAGGTTTTCAAAATCAGCAACCCACAGTCTACCGTAAGCCGCCACAGCTTCGTTACCGTGGACATTAGCAGTACCTCCGGCAGTCGCTAACGCACTGATTACTTGTACGTCGTTTGTGGCGTTGTCGTACACCAAGGGTTCATAGCCTCGCTGAAAGAAGTAGATCTTATTATTAAAAGATACGGCCTTCCAGTCATTGTCTGTGATTGTGTAAC